GGGAATAACCACGAATCGACTCTTTTAGCGCTCTCATAAGACACTCCATCGTAGCCATGGAGGTCGCTCGGGTGGTACGCCACACTTCGCGAGAAGGCTGCAACAACAACTGTCTGAAATCTGTGAAGACAGCACCTTGTATAGGTGAAACTACAGAATGTAGTGAGTTTTTGCTCGAAACTCCTGGGCCGAAAGCCTACACTAGAGCAGTCAGTGTTACTGACAGAGAGATGATTGAACTCATCTCGACATTACACCTTGAGTATGACCTCAAGAAAACTCAGAAAGGAGTAATTACTGGAACACGTCGTGGGTCACCCACCCAAAGTTCTATCTCAGCTGAAAATACCTGTCAGCAGGTCTTTAGCTTCGACAGCGAAAATGCTTGTAGCCAGGCTTCGCTGGATCATCTCCTTCGCTCTTCAAATACTGAAAGCAATGCTTGCTCGCAGGCGCTTTCAGATAAAATTTTGAGCCCCCTTTTTGTTGCCCAGTCTGAGATGGTGACATCCAAAGACGATGCAGACTCTGCCGGCATTGTCATTCCCCAAAAGGATTACGACAACTTTGTAATTTTGGTTAAGAGAGGCGATTTTTTCAATGCCTGCCACCAATTGATGTTGTCGGCTGAAACGACTCTGGAGGACATACCTATTCGTGATGCCGCTTGGTATCTGTCGAACAAGGTTCCCCCTCCCGCAATCCAGAACCCGTCATTAGCATACGATCTTCCTGATTGGAAGTTTTCAAAAATGAAAAATGGTCTTCCGAGCCAGAACTTCCGAGAAAATTGTTCTCGCGTCATTGAGTCGGCATGTGCCGCTCTAAACTTGCTGAACAGTATGGACTCTCGTATTTTAACACATCGGGAAAGGAAACAGGCGTTTAGGGATGTGTCTCACAACCCGTACATCATTTACTCGACAAACATGAAGGACTATGATCAAGCGCCTTTTGTTGGTAATGAAGAATACTTTCGAATGCTTTACTTGGTTCGAAACCGTCTCTCCCTCTTCGGAGATTACGGTTATAAACCGAAACTCACCAGTTTTGTTGGAGAAGGTTCCTCAACCAGTCGGTTTCCTGAGATGTTCTCACGCATCCAATCCAAGATTGGGGAAATCTCCCGAATGTCGTTGTCAGAAATTCTTGATAAGGCGGTGCACCTAGTTTGGGATGCTGTTTCTAGCATTCTTGAACTGATCACCAATGCCTATAAGGGCTTCTTAAAACGCGTTCGAAGCTTCTTGAAAAACTTTATCATTGAGACTTTCGATCTTGGAGAGTTGCTCAAGTTCGCTCAATCTGATGACTTCAAACAGATCATGTTTGTTTGGTTCGTTTGGACCATGTTCATCTTTTTTGTTGGCTGTTTTGTTATCTCTTACAACACTGCTTTTGCAGTTGTTTCGAAGCTGCGTTCAGCCAGTGAGGTCTTCTACGGACAGGGAGATGTTCATCCATCAGTTTTTGTAGCTACATTGGCAGCAGGAGTCTTTGGTTTGTCGCTTAAGGATGAAGAACAGGTTGCTAAGAAGGCACGGTACTTATGCACACTGCTTGCAGGGGGCACGGTAGCTGCTAACTTGGGTGCTTGCTGTTTTTCCCTGCTACCCACGGTCCTTCGTGACTCTCTCGAGTTTAAATTTGGGACATCTGAGAGCAGGTTGAAGCGAGAAGCAAATCAATGGAGAGCCACAGCCAACGCTCTGATTCACTTGTCCACGGTGCCCCGAGTTGTAAGCTCGGAAGTTTATATCGGGAAAGTCAAAGAAGCGATGGCTGCAGGTAGCTTGTTGCTTAACAAAATGAACGGGAATGCTTTTAACTCTATCAGAAGTGCTAGCTTGTCTACGTTTATCCGTCTCCAGAAGATTCACATGAATATTGTTCAATTTGTGACTGGTTCCAAAACCCGAGATGAACCGTTTTGTGTTCACATTTTTGGTCGCCCCGGTATTGGAAAATCAACGCTGGAGAAGAAACTTCAAGCTCAGGCCTTTGGAATTATGCCGCATGAATCTTATCCAATGAGTTTCGATGACGAACACCACTCAGGCTACATGAACCATCGTTCAGTAGTCATTGATGAATTTCTTGTTGGTCCTCAGGATTTGCAAGAGAAAACTGCTTCTATCTTCCTCAAGTTGAAAAGTTCCGCTAAAGTTAAGCTTGACATGCCTACCATCGACAATGTGTTTGTTGGAGTGAAAGGCGCAGAGTTTGACTCTGAGTTTATTTTTACCATGAGCAACACTGCTTACCCACGGGTCGCATCTTTTGAAGCGTCAGCTATTCAACGGCGCCGTGATGTTGTCGTTCAGTTTGAAGTGGGTCCAGGTTTTGAGAAACACGTAAAGGGCAATGTGTCCAATTTGCAGGATGCTTTTGATATCTCAGCCTTAGGGGTTGAGGACATTCGCGAGACCAAATGGGTGAAGGCCCGGTGTTTGCCGAATGTGTATCGAAGCGACTTCAATGAGGCTGCTACCCCGTGGATGGACTTCAACACTTTGTGCCAATACCTTCGAGATAAGTATGAGGAAAAGGTGGCACTATCTCGCGTCCTTAACGAGTCCATGACGGGCATTATTGATTCAGAAGATGATCCTATGGATTTGATTAACGAGGAGCTCAGGAAGACTTGTTCTCTGCCTTCAAAGCCGCTGGGAGTCTTAGAAGCATTAGGCACAATCTTTTCAAGCATCAACGAAGAATTCGTCGCTGAGGCAAATCCAGTTCGCCACTATCATACCTGTGTTGTCTGTAAATCAAAATTCAGACACAAGATCGGTGCTGGTGAAGTTAGCTGTCATAAGTGCGGAACCAAAGTGCCCTGCGAGAAGGGTACTGAGGAATCTCCTTTTTCTGAAGAAGAGGAAATGGAGCAGAATCAAACGAACGATCGTCTGAACGTTCCTACTTTGAGTTCCTGTCCTCCAGACGCGCATGCTCATCCTTGTTTGAATCCGCGTTGTGATAAACAGCGAGGCTGCAACTCAGCTCGGAACAGCTTGAATTGGACTTGTCAGGAGTGTGTTGATACTCATGGAGAAAAAGACGCCAACTATTGGCGAGCCTGGTCTCGTGCCAACTACTTTGCTGGTCAAGCTGGGATGAACATCCCGGACGAAAAAGTCTTTACTTCTTATGAAGACTGGCAAGACTGTTGTGCGGAAAGGATTCTTCTGGACCTCGGTACAGTGTGGGATGCGTTGCCTAGCTCCTATGAGGTAGCGATTGGGCACTCCATCATTGACGAAGCTAAAAAACATGCGTTGATGGGATTGGCCCTTGGAGCAATGTTTGGTCTTGCTAAGTGGTTATCGGGAGATTCCTCCCCAGATCAAGTTACCTTTCAGCAGGAGTCAGACCCGCGCCGAAAAGTGTCCCGCCGATCTGAAGGTAAATCCCGATGGTCCCGTGGTGAGAAATACTTGCCCGAGGCGCGGAAATCTTTGCAGGTCGCAAAGTTGGACGTTGGTCATTGTGTTATGAACTGCATTCCTCTTGCCGAGAACTGGGTTCTAACCTTTGCGCACGGACTTTTCTCCGATGGACAAGGAATTGAACCAGGAACCGAGATTGCTTTTCATTATAATGATCAGAGCTATCGGTGGAAGACAGAACCAAGTGATTTTATCCTGAGTAGGGATGAGGAAGGAATGATTGACATGGACATTGCTTTTGTTCGCATCGGTGATAAGCGATGCCCGGCATTCAAAAACGTGACTTCTAGTTTCGTCTCGGATAGTGAGCTCCCCGATTCAAGGTTTCGAGTGAGTCTTAGAACGAGATCCGGCCTTTTAATGACCTACGCTTCTCGAGATGTTCAAGACTACTCGTACGAGGGGACACGATTCACTTTACGTGATGGCTTTCGTTACGACGCCAACACCACTCAAGGTGATTGCGGAACACCTCTGCTGATGGCTTCTGGAGACCTTATAACGAAATGTATTGGTATTCATGTTGCTGGTTCGCTCTCGAAGACCAACCCTGTTGGTCTAGCGGTTAGAGTTTCTAGAGAGATGATTGAGGAGGCACTTGGTGAACACTTGAAGAAGAAC